CAAATGTTCCTCCTATTAATATTGGTCTTGATGCTGCTGTAGATCCTAACTTTGTAGGAAATCCAAACTATGCATTATTTACCACAGCAGGTGCAAATAGTGTAACACTTATTACATCACAAATGCCTTCTCACTCGCATAGTGGAATAGGAACAACAACTGTTACATTAGATGATCATTTTCATTATGTAGCAGCCACTGGTGGAGAAATTAATGCAGTTGTTGATTCTACACATGCTGTAGTAAGAGAAATTGCTCTTGGTGGAAATAGTAGTTATAGATTATCTAATAGTAGTCAATCAGCTGGTGCTGGTATAAGTAGTTTGTCTAAGAGTACTGTAAGTTCTAATACTCCTGGTAACGTAGCTCTTGGAATTGACAATACAGGTGGTGGACAATCTCATGCAAACATTCAACCTGTTATTGCTGCGTATTATATAATGTATATTCCTTAATTTATTTAAACTAATAATAAAATGGCTTGCAACCCTGGCGATCCTTGTTATAACGCATATTATCATCCTAATGAAAACTGTAATTCACTTCCTTGTGCAACTACAGCAAATCTTGTTATATATAATGGACCTAACTTACCTTACACAGGAATACAAACTGGACAAAACTTAGACTGTGCACTATCATTAATAGATGATGCTTTTAGTAATGGTGTAGTAGGATTGAATGGAACCTCTGGTACTTCAGGTTCCTCTGGCTCTTCTGGTAGATCTGGAACTAATGGAACATCTGCAACCTCTGGTGCTACAGGTCCTTCTGGATCAAATGGTACTTCTGGTTCATCTGGAGTTACAGGTTCATCTGGTACATCATCAAATGGTTCTAGTGGTACAAGTGGTTCTTCTGGTAGAGCTGGTTCAAATGGAACTAGTGGCTCTGGTGGTGTAAGTGGTACAAATGGTTTAAGTGGTACTTCAGGTACTTCTGCTACTAGTGGTACTTCTGCTGCTGATGGAACTTCTGGAACATCTGGAACTAATGGAACTACTGGAACAGATGGAAGTTCTGGAACTAGTGGTCAGGATGCCACAGCAGGAACATCTGGTCAAGATGCTACAGCTGGTACAAGTGCAACTTCAGGTACCTCTGCATCTAGTGGATTAACTGGTACAGCTGGAACATCTGGCACATCAGCATCTTCTGGAACTGCAGGTCTAGATGGAGATAGATATTTAACAAGTTCTACAACTTCTTTATTAATAGGAGCAGGAGCAAAGAGTTTAACAGTAGGAACAGGACTAGCATATAGTATTGCACAGACAGTTATCATAGTATATGATGTAAGCAATACAATGCAAGGAACTGTTACCTCTTACAATAGTGGAACAGGTGCTATGGTGGTTAATGTCACCACAGCAGTGGGTGCAGGAACTTATGCTGTATGGACAGTGAATCTGTTTGGTGCAGCTGGTGGTAATGGTACTTCTGGAATTAATGGCACGTCTGGTACAGCTGGTACGTCTGCTTCCTCAGGCACATCTGGTACTACAGGTACCTCTGGTACCACAGGTACTACAGGTACGTCTGGAACAACAGGCACCTCAGGTAGCACAGGAACATCAGGCACAACAGGGACTACAGGTACATCAGGTACTGCTGCCACTTCTGGTACAAGTACTGGTACAAGTGGTACAAGTGGTACAAGTGGTGTTGCTGGTCCTACAGGTCCAGTAGGACCTACTGGACCACAAGGCATTGCAGGCCCTACTGGACCACAAGGTATTGCAGGTCCAACAGGCCCTACTGGTCCTCAAGGTGCACAAGGACCTCAAGGTGTAATAGGATTAACTGGTCCAACAGGCCCAACAGGTCCTCAGGGTTTAAAGGGTGACACTGGTTTAACTGGTCCCACTGGACCTCAAGGTGTAAAAGGTGATACAGGTGATGCTGGAGCCAATGGTACATCTGGTACATCTGGTACTAATGGAACAAGTGGTTCTTCTGGATCATCTGGTTCTTCAGGATCAAGTGGATCTAGTGCAACTTCTGGAGCTACTGGAACATCTGGTTCAAGTGGATCATCTGGTTCATCTGGTTCATCTGGATCTTCTGGTTCAAGTGGTGCTGGAACTATAAGTGGTACAACAAATAACCTTGCTAAGTTTACTAGTGCCACAGCAGTTGGTAATGCTCCTATAACAGATAATGGAACTGTAGTTAATTTTACTAGATATGTATCTATTAATGCTGTTGGTGGCTTAGGACAAAGTCTTGAATGTAGTGGAAGTGTATATAGTGGTACAGAAATAAAGAGTAGTGGTCACTTTGTAAATGATGTTGCAGATAAAGGTATATATAACTCAGCATTAGCTTTTTCATTTTATGCAATTACAGCTACAGGATGGGTATCTAATACAGCCATCTCAGCAACAGGATTTTTTGAGACATCAGATATTAGATATAAAAATGTATTAGAATATAATCCTCAAATAGATTTATTAGGTATAGACGTAATTAAGTTTATAAGAACTGACAATGACACAGATAAAGTTAGATATGGTTATTCTGCTCAACAAGTACAATCAATACTTCCAGACGCAGTTACAGGAGAAGATAAACTATCTGTAAATTACATGGACGTACATACATTAAAGATAGCAGCATTAGAAAAAAGAATTGCAGAATTAGAAGCTAAATTAAACAAATAATGAGTTGGAATACATTACTACCTAATCAGTGTATATCATTTAATAATTTACAAGATGCTTGTAACACAGGATTGTTTTTCTTTAGTCAACCTATTCCTGTAAGTAATGAACAAATTACCAAACAAGATTTTGAAGATTATATAGTTGTACCTAGTAGTGTATCAGAATATCCTCCATTTGCTAATAAGTCTCAAAATCAACTAATTGTAAAAGACAACGTTGCATTGTATGGAGGTGCTACACTAGTTCCTAATTATGGTATATCTTTCACAGGAATATATTATTATGATTTTACTTATCAAGTACCAGTGGGACTTTGGAGTCTTCCTGCATCTTCAACTCAAACTTCTCAATACTATTCTCAATTTGGTAGTAGTCTTGACCCTTTTTTATATATAGAAGTTGATGGTACTAGTACTAGCCCATCAGGATTTTTTAGTGTGACATTATCTGTAAATGGAAATGTAGTCTCTGATGGTACTTTTTTTAATGTAAGTGGACCACAATATACTTTAATTCCTCTTAATTATGAAACTATATATGCTCCTAATGATATAGAATTAACTATCATTGATGGACAAGCAACTCCTATAAATGTTAACTTCCAAGATCAGAATGGAGGAATTCCTATAACAGCAGTATCTATGAATAGAGGATCTGGTCAATATCAAATGGTAGCAACTGGTTCTGCTGGAGGAAATATAGGTTTCTTACAAGGAAGTTTATATAGATCTATTGATTATGGTGCAACGTGGCAAGCATCTTCTACAAATACATTATATTATTGGCAAAGAATAGCAATGTCTGACACTGGTCAGTATATGATTGCTAGTTCATTAAATGGTCCACTATTTTTATCTAGTAATTATGGTGCGTCTTATGATGATATAACTCTAAGAGTAAATGCTCATACACAAGAATATTTTGAAGGAACAGGAATGTCTGGAAATGGACAATATATAATAGTTTGTTATGAAGAACCAGGTGGTATAACTTTTAGTACAAAGATTTCAAATAACTATGGAGCTAATGGATCTTGGTCGTATGTTCCAGGATTAATAGCACAACAGTATAGAAGTATACAAGGAGTAGCAATAAGCAATGATGGTCAATATATGTATCTTTCATATACTGATTTTTCTTATGGATATGTAATGAGATCATCTAACTATGGTGTAACTTGGCAAACAATAAGTGTTGGAACTCAATATGTAGTAGATATTAGTTGTAGTAGTGATGGTTCAACTGTTGTTGTAACAGGATCTACTAGTGGTTTTGGTGGAGGATATTTATCAAGAGGATATATGTTTAAGTCTACTAATTATGGAGCATCTTTTACCAGTATTACAAATGGAGACTCTTTAAGAAGGTGGTACAGAGTTGGACAATTATATACATCTACATCTCCTTCTGGATATGGCACTGTAATGACTTATGCAGGTGACTCTCCTAACCAAATAACTTTTCCAGCAGAAACATATCCTGTTGGTGGTGATACTTTAGGATCTGTTATTAATAGTAATCTTACTGGTATGGGACAAAGACCATTTACAGATTGTGCTGTAGGTGGTACAGATGGAGTATATAGATTACTTGCATCAACAACTGGATTATTTAGATCAATAACTGGAGGAGGCTCATGGACTCAACTTTAATATAAAAACCAAATATAAAATGACAGTATTAGTAACATTAACTTTAGCTGGGGTAGATACAGGACCCTTTAATCTTTATTCAGATGCTGATGGCTTTACAACAGCATTAGCATCTGGTATATCAAAAGCTGCTTTGCAAGCAGGATATAGTCTTACAGGTGTGCCTGATAATGCTACAATCATTAGAACACAATCTGAAGGAGCTTGTGTAAACTTTATTGATATGTTTATCAGTGGAACAATAACCACTACAACAACATCAACTTCTTCTTCTTCAACAACAAGTACAACTACTACAAATCCATTGGGTTGTTTAACTGGTGATACAAACGCAATTGCTACATGCTCTGCAGGTGATTCATCATTATTTACAGTGACAGCAGGTAATACAGCATTTATTACTCCTGGTGGATATTACTACTCTGGAACTGGTACAAGATACTATTCAGCATACATCATGGACGCTGCAAACACAACTGTACTATATACATTTAGCTATGTCCAAGTAGGTTCTAATCCAGGAACATGGACATCTAGTTTAACAAATTACATTCTACCTGCAGGTACGTATCGTTTAAGAACTGATATAGTAAACTGTTCAACCAATGGCTCTGGTACATTTAGCTTAGTTGCCACTTGTAATGATAGCTACTACTATTACAACATACTAAGATTGGATTGTACACAAGATTGTGCAGAAGGAACAACTGCTGTAGGAAGAGCTACAAATGCATTAGACCTTGGTTACTTCTATCATCCACCTGCAAGCACTGATGTTTATGAAATATTAAACCCTGTAGCTGGACCTTACTTTAATGTAGATTTATTTGGCTCACCAAGCAGATCAACCTGCTCTGAAGCTTGTACTGCTTAAGATACCAAAAAATCCTGTTTATTGGTTTACAGGATATCCCCTGGCCTTTCAAGGCTGGGGGTTTTTGTTTAAACTCTAACTAAAAAAGTTATTCTATATAACCAAAATAGTTAGGTTATTTTTGGGAATTTCAGAAATAGTTCCTATCTTTACAATAATTTTAACCAAAATAAACTATATATGCCTGACTATCAAGCATTGCTGAACCAGCTAGAAGAGATTTTGCACTGGAAAAAGAGTAAAAAATTCTACGCTGATAAGCTTGGAATTGCAGAATCAGACGTTGATGAGTTATTAAAAGAGTTGAGAACTAGAGAAAGTATTATACAAGAAGCAGAATTAGGTAACTACATTTCTGAGTTAGAGGAAACAATAGTAAGATTTGAAGAAGACATTCTTAAAGGAACTGGAGAGATTGTCATCAATACAAAGGATGAAATCAAGAGCTTAGATGAGCTCATAGTAAAGTGTAAGATTGACACAGATAAATGGGAAATCACCAAATACGTACAGAACTACTGGGGAAATGGAGAAACACCCCATTGGCAAGTCAAAGCATGGTTAGGGAAGAAGTCTACAGAACAAGTTTTTCAAGATGCGTTTGTAGACTTTTTAGATTCATATAAGCCTGTGTCTCAAGAAGTTATGAGTCCTAAGTGGGAAGGAAATAAGTTTCCTGCTATGTTAATCATTAACAAACAGGATTCTCATTTAAACAAATATGACATTGATGGCAATAATAATATTACTGACAGACTAGCTAATATTATGTACAAGGTAGAGGTGATTGCTAATCAAGCAACACTTTCAAATAACTTAGATCAAATTACATATATCCTTGGTTCTGATGAGTTTAACAGTGAGTTTACAGGAATGACCACAAAGGGTACTCCTCAAACAAACACTCATACATATCAAACATCTTTTGAATATATCTGTGGACACGAGGTGTTGATGATTACAATGTTATTACAATATGCTGAGAATGTAAATGTTGTGTATGTAGCAGGTAATCATGATGAGTTTGTAGGATGGCATATGGTTAATTGGTTACAAACTTACTTTAGAAATACAGAGAGATTAACATTTGATTGTTCTCCTAAGTATAGAAAGTATGTAAGTTATGGTGGTTCAGCATTGATGTTTAATCATGGAGATGCAATTAAGCCTGCAAAGCTTGCTGCATTGTTTCCAATAGAATATAGAGAAGGATGGTCTTTCCATAATAACTTCTATATCTTCACAGGAGATAAACATCATGAAGTGAGTCATGATTTCAATGGTATTAAGTTTTACCAAATTCCAGCATTCTCTAATGCTAAGAGTCTTTGGGATGATAAGAATGGTCACACTATGTCCAAAGCAGAAGTGACAGGGTTCTTGATAGAACAAGGCTCAGGAATGACAAATATATTCAAACAGTATTTATAATGGCTACATTAAGAAAAATGGTCTCAGATGTTCGTGCAATGCACAAACTATTAACAACAGATAACCTTATCACTGATAGGGTTGTTGCGTCTGAGATCAGGAACAATACATTTTTACTAATTAAGAGAGAAACAAATCTTAGAAAGCTTTGGGCTACTGATACAGTATTCCAGACACTTCCTTGTTTGAGTATGGTAGAGGTTCCTATTTCTGATTGTTGTGAGTATGTAGATCCTTGCAATGTAGCAAGAAGCCAATATAAACTTCCTCGCATCAGTGAAGGAAACTATCAATATCTTATCCAAGGTGTTTACTCTATCAACGCTATGGGTGGTAAAGGAAGAAGATTTAAAGAGATCACAATTAACAGATATTTAAATTTATTAAAGCTGCCTATCATTAAGAAAGAGCAATACTACTGGATAGCAAATGGTGGATATTTATATGTTAATAATCCTAGTTTACAATCAGTAAGAATTGCTGCATTCTTTGAAGAAGATATTCCTAATGATATATTATATCCATCAGACTGTGCATGTGGTCCTACTCCTCCAGTAAGTAATGAAGATTACTGTTTAAACCCTTTAGATAAAGAGTTTGGATGTCCTGGTTACTTAGAGAAACAAGTATTAGAGTTAACATCTCAAAAACTATTATCTACTTACTTTAGCATTAAAACAGACATGACATTCGATGGTATAGATGGTCAAGCTCCTAATGCTAAACCAACTAGCTAATGCGAACCAAGATTGATTGGAGAAGCTCCAGTAAAGAAAACTACAACAACTTCTGCAAAAAAAACCCCACTGTAAAAATTACATTTGATCAGTGGAAAAACATTATATATCAATATAATGAACATTTCAAAAACTACATTCTAGAAACAGGAGAAAGAGCAAGACTTCCTTTTGGCTTTGGTGAGTTCTCTATCAATAAAAAGAAGAGAAAGAAGATGAAAACAGTTGATGGTAAAGAGATGGTTAACTTACCAGTTGATTGGAAAAGAAGCAGAGAAAAAGGCAAGATCATCTACAACTTCAATTACCATACAGAAGGTTACTTCTTTGGATGGATGTGGTTTAAAGAGTCTGCTAGAATTAGAAATATAAATCTTTGGTATTTCAAACCCTCTCGTACAACTTCTAGATTGTTGTCCCATTACATAAACACAGACGAAAAATACCAGCACCTTTACAGGCAATGGAAAAATTAAAACAATATGGCATATTATTACAAATACAACTTTGTCTCTCCTGAGCCAATCTACTCTATTGTTAAAGAAGAGTTAAAATCTTATTTTGACACAGGAGCTGTTGATGATTTGATGTTCCCAACTTATTTAGACAAGTGTCTACAAAAGATGGGTAGGTCAAGTTATGTCATTGCTGAACAAACATTAGATATCTCTGGATACGAAGCTAGACTTCCTGACAACTTCTTTGCTGTTAGAGAAGCTTGGATGTGTACAGAGATTCCTCAACGTCCATATCAAACAGCTAACTCATTCTATTCTCAAGCTGCATCTCAGACTACTATTCAAGTCTCTCCTATCATTAGTGGTGGAGTTCCTTGCGTAGAACCTAATTGTACAACAGGATGCCCTACGTGTATGCCTGATATCATCCAAGCTGTATATAAAACCAATCAACAAGTAGCTAGAGGTATAAGAAAAGAATATCTATTAAAACCAGGCAATATATCTTGTCAAGGTAAGTGTGATGTAAGTTATACAGATGCTTGGCAATTCTATTCAACTGCTCCTCCTGTACATGAGTTTACTCCAGGAAGTGCTGGTTATGATAGCTTTGATATTAGAGACAATAAGTTTGTCACTAACTTTAGCTGTGCTATAGTTCACATGATATTTTATGCTACAGACTATGATGCTATAGGTAATCAATTGATTCCTGATAACTATCGTGTCAGAGAATATATAGAAGCGTTCCTTAAATACAAAGTTTTTGAAACCTTATCTAATCAAATTAATGATGAGACATTCAATCAAATACAAGCTAAGTTAGCCTACTACAAGCAACTTTCAGAAGAAGCCTTTATCATGGCTTACATTGAGATTAAGAAACAAGATCCATGGACAAAGCAAAGAAGAGTAAGAAATGACTTACAACGTTTTGCACAATATGAATTACCAAACAGA